GAAGTCTTGATCTCAATCAGTCCATTGTCATAATCGACAACATAGTCAGTGTTCTCAACATAGGTCATCGTACCGGCAGTGTTAGTCACTACAGGTGATGGTGAAGTGAGAAGCTTCTGATTCGCCAGAGCAACAAAAGTACCCTTGGCCGACACAGTGACTGATTCATTCACAGCCGCGCCTGAGTTCACGGCAACAGTTGCATCAGTACCCAGAGTCATCAGCAGAAGGTTCTTGCGATTCGGGACGTTGAGAGTAATCTTGATGGTGTCATCACCGGGAGTGATGGACGACCCAATCACAGCACCATAGTTGCTAGGTGCAGTAGACTTCAGAGTCTGCGTATCCGATCCAGTGTTCGAGATCGTGAAGGACGCAATATTAGCCAAATCCAGATAACCACCATACACACCGTTATCATAGACATTAAAATAGATTTTACCAGCACCACGAAGACCAGCCATGTGAATATCCTTTAAGCATTAAAAACAAACTGCGTTGAAAAACGTATACGGCCTGCAATAGCGCCACCATCGATTGACTCTGAGCGATCCACCCCAAGAATCGACACAGGACCACCCTTTACTAGAATGTCCTTGCACAACACAGAGATCACCTGACCTGCAATATCACCCATGCTCTCAACTAATCGCTGTGATACGCGCTGATCATTTGAATTACGCAGCATGATCAACACGCTCCACTCCTGCTCACAACGAATAGCCGACACCGTTCTACGATCAGTGATGCTTTCCTGAACAGTAATCTGATCCGGTATGAGGCATATCTGAGGCAGAAACTGTATATTGATATCTTTGATTGACGCATAGACATTGATATACTTTATCGTCGTCCCTAACGATTGTGTAAGTACATCCCGTATCAGATTCAAGTGAGGGTAAATACTCATCACCACTGTAACCTCGTAAATATCGGAGTCGGTTTCGAGTATTCAGTAGATGACGGCGATTGTTGAGAACTGATATCGAGTTGAACAAGCCCACGCGAGATATCCTTCAGCAAAAAGCACCCTGCGTCGTATCTGTTTTGCACGAGATCAGTGGGTTGATCCTGATATAATCGATAGCGTGCGATGTCACAGGCCACCCCAATCAGATTGCGTGGAGGATTAACGAGAGGAACAGCGTAGCGTTCACGCAAATAACCATTGATATGCGTTTCAGCAAAATCCAATGCATCCTGCAGGATACCGCTGTCCTCTACTCCATCAACATCCCTATCCAACAGACGATCAACCTCCTGCTGCCCAAAAGCCATAACAAGGTCATCGTATGTTGCATAGGCCATTTTAGGTTACCGCGACAGTCAGAACAGCATAGGGACGAGTACACACCATCACGCAGTTGGTTTGAATCTCCATATACCAACGACGATTATCAGCACTCGGGATTGCCTGTGGATAGTAAGGCGTACCCATTGCACCGGTGCCTACAGTATCCAGAGTATCAGCAGGAGCAAAGGCTTGAATGAACATACCCGATACACCTTGAGGAAGAACAATCATCTTGCCTGAAGGAATAGAGATACTGTTATAACCACGATACCGCTCAAAGGTCACACCTGCAAACGATACGGTTTCACGTGGATCATTACGCAGACTCATGGCCATGCTGTGATAGATCAAGGTTTCCTTGATGGCCTTGTTCTCAATCAGCTTCGACCATGCAGCATCATCGCAATAGGCATACAGCCCAGTGAAGGGGATGCCGTCAAGAGCACTCTCCATAGGCTTGATGACCTTGTTAAACAGTTCATCACGGGCCTTGGTGGCGTCGGTCCCAAACGCAATGCTTGCATCAGCAGGCTTGTTCCCAAACGCATTATCCGGGTTGAGAATGCAGTTCAGACGCAGAGACTCATGGGTCATATCGATGTCAGTACGCAGCTTTGCCATAGTCTCATCACGGCGCATCTGAATGACATCAACGGCATTCACCACCCCAGTGCCACGCATATTCAGCACTTCATCTGCATACACTGCCCCATCAACACGATAGTGCTTAGTGACAAATGTATGCACCTTGCGACGGGTGATGGTTTCAACCTTGGACGGGGTGCCGCGTGGAGTATCCTGAAGGATGTTGTAACCTTCAACAGGTACATCTTCAAGAGCAAGAATCGTGTTGTTCAGAGCGCGCGATTCAAACCATGGCGCAAACTTGCCTGGCACATACTGCTTCTTGACAATCGAAGCAAGCAATGCTTCACGAGTAAAGTAATCACGAAAGATATCCATTATTTATTCCTCAATCACGCGCGGCAATGTTGCTACTAACTAGATCAGCGTAGGCTTTGGTTTTAGCAGTTGCATCAGCACTTGCGTGCCAACTCAGCGCATCCTTCTTCACTTCAGCCAAACGAATGATCACCTGTGCCACCACGTCAGATGTGGTATCCACTTCATGAGTCAGAATTGCAACAGCAGTCTGCGCGCCATTACTCAGACCATCATCATAAGCAGTGTACTTCCCGGATGCAGTAATCTTCCCAAGCACGGTACCGGGAACAGCAGGAGAAGAACCCGACGCAATGGTCACCTTTTCGCGCGACAAAGTACCATTAGCTTCTGAAAGCAGAAAGTGATAAGGACGGATAGGTTCAGCGAAAGTAGCCATTATTTAACCCCAGAAACTTGTTCAAACAGTTTGCGACTCAGATCAATATCATTAACAGATTGACCTGACTTTGCAATTTCCCCAAAATACATATCATACTTCTTGCTTGATGCAGACTTCACAGCCAACAGATCGCTGCTGATCAGATCAAACACCGTGTCATTCATCTCAAGATAAGCAGTCTTCTTCTCTTCAGTGAACTCAACACCAAGATCAACCTCAAGCTTACTGACCTTATCACTTCTGATAGATTTATGTAGATCATTCAACTTGCTTTGCAGTTCAGATGCCTTGCTGCGTTCAGCTTCGATCTGTGCCTGCATCTCAGACAGCTTAGCCTTTAGCTCATCGATAATTACCTGACTGTCATCAGGCTTATCTTCAATCGGTTTATCAACACTCATTTCAACAACCTCTTTCTTCATGTATGAAAATGCAATCGCCGAGGTATTCGGGTCTGCCCCAGCAGGTACAAAGGACACTTCACGAACACTCGCATTCATCACCAACCCATTTACCGTCACCTCGTGACCATTCACAATCAGTGTCTTTGCTTGATCAAAGGTTTCGATATCCCCTGAAAACCCAACACTGAACTCCCAAGGTGCTCCATCGGCAAACTCAAGTGCAACCTGCTTTCCTGATTCACTGCGTATAAAATTCCCATCAACGTACACAGTTCCATCATTCACAGAAAGATTCAGCTTACCTGCGCGTTGATTCGGGTCGTGATTGATCAAAGCAAATAAAGCCTTTTTAGGAAGCTTCATCGTGCTTAGATCGATTGCGATATCACCAAACCGTGAGAATCCAGGCACCACGCCACCTGAGTACGCAATCCCGCTAAAGCGTGTCGGCAAACCATCACTGCCCTCATCAGCCAGAGCAAGATTAGGTTGAAACCCTAAGCTGATATCTACCTTGTCCATACAAAACCTATGCTTGTGTTTGATTTAATCATACGAACACATTTACATTAACGTGTTGAAATATCAAAAAGAGTTATTTCATAATATTCATTGACAAATGTTGTTATATATGCTATAATACAGTCATTAAACAAAGGGACTGTTATGTTCAACAAACTCACATTATGTCATGGTGTAGGATTTAGCGGACGCATTTGCACGAAGCGTGATACATGCAGACGCTTTCTGCTTTTGCAGAGTGATAACAACACACTTATCCCGCGACAGCAATCAACCTTCATGTGCAACCTTGATCATCTTTATTATATCAATCACTATTGCAATGATGGTGATGATATTATCATTGTTGCAAATGGGCCAATAAATTCAATTACAAAGATCAAATATAATGATGCAAATGGTGATGATGTTTCACATACAAGAATTGATGGGAATATCATATATTTTCCATGATCTCTTGATGGCATAATATATGTTGAGTACAATGCAGGTTT